CCAACAGTCATCCATTTGATTTTTGAGATTTCACCAACTTGCTCTTCCAAATCATCAATTCTATCTGATGTTTTTTTATGCTCTTTTTGATTTTCTTCTTTAAGGTTATCAATCATTTTGAGAATTAAGTCATCGGTTTTTTGTTGATATTCAATTCTTTCATCATGAACTGCAAGCATTTTAATTACATTCGTGTTGACTTCACTCAATTTTTCAATTGCAGCATCAATTTTAATAACAATATGTTTAAGATCTTCCAATTTTTGACCCAAAACAGCAACCTTAACTTCTTCTTCCATTTTTTTAATTTGGTTTACTTTTAGTTTTTAAAAATTTTAACCAATGTTTGCGAGATCCTCTTCCCCCAGTTGCAAATTTTTTTCTTCCATTTATAGGATCAAATCCAACCAATCCATTTTTTCCGGTAGGATCAGTCTGACTTCCACCACCTCCACCGGTTCCTGGGGCATTGGCAACCATTTCTTCACGAATAAAATTAATAATCCTATTAAATTTATTCTCATTCATCGTAATTTACCTTTAAAGAGGTGTAACATAATTCATCAATTTGTATATTGTGAATATAACACTTTGGATATTCTGGAAGTTTATTCAAGAATAAAATAAAACTTTTCATTGCTGGCCACAAATCCTTGTCTATTTTATAGAAAAGAAGTGGAGTTGCAGCGTCTTGAAATATATTATACAAAATAATAAAATGATTTATAACCAAACTATATTTCAAGTTTCCGGTTTTTTTATATCTTCTCAGGAGACGTTTAATATATTTAAAACGTTTCATATCATCAAGAAAGTCATCTTTAGTGGATGACTGAGGATTGCTATAATTTTGTATAGCAAACATCATATAATTTTCATCATTCAATTCAGTAAATATCATTCAATTATGCTTTAATAGTTAGATGAGTAACTCCAAGTCCAGCAGATGTATTACCAATAGTTCCTGCACCACCAACATTGAATCGAATTGCTGCTTGACCCGAAATTACCTTAGTTGCATTAGTTCCACTAAAATCAGTAATTGTGCCAACAACTGCAGTACCATAATTAACAACTAATGAAGAATTGATTCCACTCACACCAGGAGAAGTGAATGTAAAAGCAATTCTATTGGTAATTTGCCCATCAAAATGTCCATACTTTGGAAGTGAAACACCAGTGGATGCTGCAGTTGCAACAACACTTGCAACAACTGCTCCAACTATATTAACTTGATCGACTCTTAATGTTGCACCAGCACCACAGTAAACAAGTTCATTATAAACAAGATGAACTTGACCACTTGTTGCAGTTGAGATGAAACTTGTTGATCCACCCGCAACACTGATTGGTGATCCATTATTCACGTCTTTAAAGAATACAGCAACTGGAGTTGCAGCGCCCAATCCGGTTTGATTGACACCTGCTTCTGCACCACTCAAAGGGAATACTGGAACTAAAACTTCATCATAATAACTGGTAGAAAGACCAGAAAATTTGTTATCACCATAATGCCTATAAATCCATCCCTCACTACTAGCAAATCCATTGTGACGAAATCTTGTCTTATCAACATCACTTAAAAATTTGGGAATAGCAAAATTGTTTGTAACTGTTTCCGTTGTGGTTGAAATTCCCCAGAGTGCCATTCTTTTTTTCCTATAACTTGGTTATCCTAAGAATATTTATGAAATTAAAAAAAAGGGAGTCTAAAGAGTCTCCCTTTATTTTTTTGCAATAATAACTAAAACATTTCTGACAAATTGATAAACACTATTTGCCTTTATGTTTTGATTTTGCCCAATGTATTCTGATAAAGAGAATAACAGTCCAAAGGCAACTGTGAATCCCCAGTTTGTAAGAAAGCAAGTGATCACTTACAATTCTTCAGAAGAGCAACTCTTACGGTAGAGGCAATTACATTATCAATGTCATTGTCAGTGGTGCTTACATAACGGTCAATCAAATCTACAACCAGTTTCTTTACTTGGCAAGAATTGAGAAACTGAAACAAAATTGGTTTGATTAAATTTACTACGTTTGCCATTTTAAAAATCCTATTACAACAATTCTATTTAGAGATTTTACCCAATTTTAACTTCCACGACGACCTGAGGGTCCTAGTTCTGCCTTATTCATTTCAATCTCACCTCGAACTCTTTTTCCAACAGATGTTCTTGGTTGATTGAGTGACATTTCAAATTTTCTCACCGAAGTCATTGCTGGTGTTGTTTCTACAGGTTTCAGTCCCTTTGGAGATTTACCTCTTCCTGCTTTATTTAAAATTTTTCTAGTAAAAGGAGAATTTCCAGATCTTTTATTTCTTGCATCTTGCTTTTCCAAAGGAGAAAGATCATCGTCCGCTTTTGCCTCACCAACCAATTCACCTTCTGGTTGATAAGAAGCATTCATTGGAAGTTTTCCTTGTTTTTGAAGAGCTAATTTTTGTGCTTGAATTTTTTGTAGGTTTGCAAGTTGTTGTGTTTGTTTTGGATCAATTGGTGGTGTTTGTGTTGTTGTCGCAGTCTCTTTAAAATAGTCTCTATATTTTTTTAAAGATTTAAAAGTATTTTCATCATCAATTTCAACCATTTCCATTAACTCTCCTCCCATTCCCTCAACTGCTTCTTTCATAGGACTTCCAAATGGAGGATTTGGAATAATTTTATTTTTTTTACCTGGAGGAAGTCCGGTAACTATTTCAATATTTGATTCTTTTGAATCACCATCAATTACCTCACGAAGATCATTTCTCCAATTTGATAAACCTTCTTTTAGTTTCTTATCCTTATCCTTCTTCTTCTTTTTGCCTCCCATTTCATCATTACCAGTAGCACCAGCAATCACATCTCCCCTGGTTACTCCATCATATGGGGGATAATTATTTGCGAGATTACCATCGTTTGCTTCCCCCATTTCACGTTTCTTGCGTAATGCTGCTGCCTTTGCAAGAGTTCTTTGCTTTGCTGCTTCTCTTTCATCAGTAGGAATAGCAGTTACTGCACCAAGTCTTTCTGCAGGTTTACCAGGAACTGCTGATTCAGCAATCATCTCTTTATAAACCATTCCCATATCATAAAGGGAGATTCCAGTACTCTGATACATGATATCCTTGAATTCTATTTTATCTTATATTTATTTATGAATCTATGAATATTTGAATTGTTTAAATTTCTTTCCATTTTAACTTCGGTATATTCATTCAAATCTTTAATCCAAGATTTAAACATAATATCATTTTCAGTTACATAAATTAAATAATTAGTTCCTCTACGAATTACTGTGCCAGTAATTCCAGTATTTAAATTTTCTACAACATCACCTTCTTTAAATATTTGTCCAGAAACATAATTTTCACGAAGATTTTTCCAATCAAATTTTGGAGCAATCTGCCACATTTCATATCCTTCTTTCAATTTCATTCCAGATTTAACTGCTGAAAATAATTTATTAACTTCAGCATCATTTAATTCTTTTGGCATTCCTCTTTTAAAAGTAGAAAAATCATCTTCCGCTGCTGCCTTTCTCATTTTAGAAGCAGACATTCCTTCGACATTATCAGAATCAGAATCTGTCATTCCGGAAGAAATTACTTGTATTTCATCAAAACTATAAAGATCTCCATTATGTTTATTGGCAAGGTTTTCAAATTCAGATTGACGATCAGAGCCAACTACAATATTAATCAATTTATATCCGTCTTCACTTGCTGCAATTAGCACATCAAAAACAGTTTTCATATCTTCATCATTTACGATTCTTTCACCAAATTTTGGAAACATCTTTCTCATGAAAGAAATTTTATCATCTGGTTTAAGAGGATTCTTTTTTGAATCTTGAGTTCTTGAAGGATAGATTTTTAAATTGTTTCCAACTGCAACTTTATCAGCAGTATTAAAAAGTTTTTCATGACCAATTGTTGGTGGATTAAATCTACCAAATACAATTGTTAATACACCTTTATCTTCACCTGTAGAGTCTACATCAGTTTCAGATCCAGATTTTGTTGAGGATGTTTTAGATACTGTTGGGTTTCTTGTGCGAGGTGCAACTTTTGAAGCAGCAACTTTTGGAAGAGAAGCAGGTGGTGCTGGTTTTGGGGTTTTTGTTTCAGGTTCTTCTTTTTTTGCTGGATTTCTTTTAGAGAAGAATCTTAATTTTCCGTTTTCTGTTTTTGCAACATATTTTCCAGCACGATCTTTCCAAGCACCATGCCCATCACCAACTAACCCAAGACGTTTTGCTTGAGTTGCTGCTTGAGTTTCTGCTGCCTCTAATAAAAATTGGAAAAAACTTTTCATATATTTCTTAATATATTATTATTTATCCAATGATGTTTGATATGATATATTTTTTACTATAGCATAAAAAAAGACCCCTTGGAAGGAGTCTCTGTGTCAGTTTGGGAGGTGGTTTAGGTACTTCTCTTAGATTTTTGTGCCTTAAGATATTTACCAGATATATTACCCTCTGTATCTTGTCCGTACTTTTCCTCCGACTTCTCACCTTTCTTCTGCTTTACACCTCTTGCAAAACGATGCATAATTCCAAGAGGTTGATCCGACTTACCTTCCACAATACTCTCTCTCCAATCTTCACTCATATTTACCATAATGCTTTCTGCTGATTCATAAGTATCAGCATATCCTTCATCGAGTAAGTGTGAAATAACAATATCATAAACATCAACTTCCTCTGTTGCCATTCTTGTAGAAAGTCTTGAAGCACCAGATGCTACTCTCGATGCTGCTGCACCAATTGCACCTTTAATTCCTGTCTTAACCAATCTTCCAGTTCTAGTGGCAAGATTTTTTGCACTCTGTTTTGTTTTATTTACAGCATCTGATGCTGCTTGTTTAGCAGCGCGACCAGCTGTATATCCCGATACTGCGGCAGAAGCTGCTTTTTGTTTTACACCAGAAACAGCAGACTTAAGTTTTCCTTTAACTCTAGATGCAATATCCGAAACAACTTTAGATCTCAAACTTCTTCTTTTGGCAGGATCTTTTGATCTTGCTGCCATACCTGGAGCAGGATCAAGTTTCCTTTTATTTGCATATGCAGCAACTGATTTATCTACAGAATGGAATTTAGCAGACCTTCCAGCAGATTTTGCTGCTGTACCAATAGATCCTGCAGTTGATCTCAGTCTTTGAATCGCACCCTTCACTGCACCTTTTACTCTAGAAACAGTTGCTGCTCTAGAAGCAGATCTTTCTGCAGATTTTTTAGTAGCACTTGTTGATCTGGCGTATTCTTTTGCTCCCTTTGATCCAGCAGGTGCATAAGGATTTAATTCTAAAAGAACTCCTTCGAGAAGGTCTTCTACTTCACCAAAATCATATCCCTCATCAAACATTTCATCAATTGTTTCATCAATAATTTCATCAATTTCTTCGTCAGAAAGATCTTCAACTCCAGAAAAATCATCAGACATTTCTTCTAACTCATCTCTGAGATCTTCATCATAAACAGCAGCATACGCTTCAGTAAGATTTCTTAAAGAATTTAAATCCATTACGTTATAAAAGTATTTATTCTTTTATTTATTAAGAAAATATATTATAAATCACCCTCTGCACGATTTTCGGAACGATAAACATCAAAAGCACCTTCAGGATAACGCTTACTAAGTTTTAGATAATTACGTTCCAAAACTTCTTCAAACGAAACATCAAGAGCCATACAAGCTTGTGCTGCATACCACATGATATCCCCCAATTCAATTCTCAAATGCTCAATGTTATCTTCATTATATGGTTTACCTTGAAGAAACATTTTCTTTACAATTTCAGTAAATTCACCTGCTTCAGCACTCATACCAAATGCGGCAGTTAAAAGGCGAGGAACATCTGCACCTTGCAATTCAATTTCAGTCAAACGAGAAAGAAGTGCTGCAAAATCACTACTTGCAGGACTTGTAGTTTGACTTACAAATTCAATATATTTTTTTGTATCAATAGTAGACATTAGAATTTAAATCCCTCAAATGATTTTTTAGATTTTTTTTCTTCTTCATAAGTATACTCTTCTTCTTTTCCATTGTCAACAATATTATTTTGTGCAGTTTGATCCACATCATAAAGTCTCATTTTTGCTCGATCAATTCCAACAACAAATCTTTTATTCATTGTTGGATCATTATAACGATTCTTCAATTGCTTTACCATAATTTGTCCAAGTTGCTCTAACTCTTCATTACTTATTAAAGCAAACATCAAATCAGCAGTAGCAGGAAGACCAAAAGATTCACTTGTATCTGTTAATTCTGGATCTGAAGACCCAAAACCTCCCCGCGTAGTTTGTGTTGCACTGAATATTGGAACAGCAAACTCAACTGCAAGTCCTCGTAATTCTTCGGCAATTGCTTTTATGTATGAATAAGAATTAACTCCAATATTACCTTTATATCTAGAAGAAGAACAGATATTTAAATAATCAATAAAGATAATATCGGGTCGAAATGATTTCTTAAGTGCCAATTCATTTAAAAGTGCTTTAAAATGTCCGGCATGAGCAGAAGCAGTAGGATACTCTTTGATAATAAAAGTTCCTTGAGTTTTCTTCACAATGCTATTCACTTTAGATTCAAATGTAGATTTTGGTAAATCACCAATATCTTTAATATTAACATTCAATAAGTTTGCATCAATTCTCTCAGCAATTTTTTCCTCTGCCATTTCAAGAGTGATGTAGAGAACATTGCGCCCTTGCAATAAGCAGGCACTAGCAACATGGCACATGAAGAGACTTTTTCCGACACCCGTACCAGCAAGAGCGATGTTGAGAGTCTTATTAGGTAAACCACCTTTTGTAATTTTATTAAAATATTCAAGATCAAATGCAATTTTCTGCTCCTTTTTATGATAAGTTTCATATCTTTCTTCATAATCTTGAAGATAATCGTGCCCAATGTGATTGTCAAAGCTTACAGCAAGTGCATCAGAAAGGATTGATGGGATACTATCACGATTTTTCTTTTCATCCTTACCATCTGCAATGTGTATTGATTCCATCAAAGCAAGATATATTGCACGATCACGACACCACTTTTCTGTAGTATCAATCAACCACTCCAATTCAACTAAAGATTCATCAAAACTTTCAAGAATTTTAACAATTGATTTATAGTTGTCTTCATTAATATCAGATCTTTTATCAACTTCAATTAAAAGAATTTCTTTAGTTGCAAGTTGATTATACTTCCTAATGAAGGAATCAATTTCTTCAAAAATAATTTTTTGATTTAAATCTTCAAAGTATTCATCTTTAATAAATGGCAATACCTTTCTACTGTATTTTTCGTTGCACAATAAATTTTTCAGAATTATAAACTCAGTTTTATCCATTACTTATAGTGAAGGTATGTATGAACAATGTATTTTGAATTGCTCACAGGTGGTCTAGCATAATGTGGAAACATCCACAAAGGGGGAAATACTAAAAGTTTTCCTGCCTCAGGTTTTAAAGTTACATCTTTAAAAACCGTTTCTCCCCCAATTTCAACATCATTCAAATACCACATAAAAGATAAAAATCTCCTAGCACTTGAATAATCAGTTACATCTACATGGCAATCAAAAGCATCATTGCCATCATTATTATATTTTTTAATTCGAAATTGCTCAAATGCATGTTCGTTAGGAAAACATCTATTATCAATAAATTCATAATATTCTTTTTTATATTCAAATACTTTACTTATTAAATAATTATGAATTTCAGAAATCTCATCAGAATCGGAAGAAATTTCTGTTAAATTTAATTGTGTAAAATTTGGTTTTCGATCATTTTCAATTTTTTCATGTTTATCTTCAAGTGTGTCAAATGCATTAATCAAAAAATCACAAACATTTTTTTCAATTGCATTATCATAAATTTTAACTAAATCAATTAGTCGATCCATAACTAAACTCCGCTTGAGCAATTTCATTCAATTTTTGCATTACTTCGGCAGTAAAATACTTTTCTGCATCCTTTAAGATTTCTTTGGCATAAAGTTTTTTACCATCAATCTCATAACGTCCTGCTACATTTTTCCAAAGTCCACCAAGTTGACCAAGCTCAAGAAGACCGTAGTACTTATCAAGGCCGCGCTCATCATAAAACAAACGAATTTCGACAACTTTATTCTCCTTACTTAGTCTAGATTTTTGTGTTTTTGCATGAATTATATTTCCCACAACTTCTGTTCCATCTTTTTCTTTCGATTTTGATAGATAAACAATAGTGGAAGATGCATATTGTAATCCAGAACCACCCGACATTTGCTTACCACCATAAAGACTCATACTTTCATAGGTGTGATTAGTGACTATCATAGGAATATTTGCCTGACCCAACTTAAGAGTCAACATTCTAAAGGCACCCTTAATCAGTTGTGCCTTAGTCATATCACGAGTATCCTTCTCAGCAAGTGTATCTGTGATTTCTTTATTAGTAGAAAGCATACCTAAAGAATCAAGAACAAATATACAGGGTTTTCTTTCATCCTTAGATTTCTTTAAATACATATCAACTGCTTTTAAAGTTTTATTGCGGAAATCTTCAATTGTGACTACATTGACAACCACCAAGCGAGTTGTGTCAATTCCTCTACATTCTAAAAGGGATTTTGTGATTGCTGCTTCAGTATCAAAATACAAACAGTATCCAGTAGGATTATTATCAAGGAAATTCTTAACGACGGCAAGACTGAAGAAAGTTTTTCCAGTAGAAGTTTCCCCTGCAATTGCAGTAATCTTGTTGCCAGAAACACCACCAAAGATACTACCAGATACAAGAGCATTAAAAATGTATGAACCTGTATCCACATATGTTTCAGTTTCATCAATCTCTGATGCCAATTGAGTGTATTCTCCACCAATTTCTTTTACAATTTCTTTTAGAAAATCCATTATGCCACCATCCCGTATTGTTCACGAAGTATTTTTTTATAAGGCAAACCTTGTTCTTTAAGTTCTTTTACCAATTTTAATTTTTGATATAAAGAAGTATCTCCACCAAGACTCATTGCATTAATAATTGTAGTCAGTTCTTCATCAGTAATCGGTAAATCCATTAGTTAAAAAAAGAATCAAGAGTTGCTGTTTTTGTGACTTCCCATCCAATAGCATTTAAAATTGCTTTAAGTGGATCCAAGAATGCCTTTTCAAATTGTAAATCATAATCTATATATTTGTCAAGGTTAAGCTCCTTTGGAAAATCTGAAATGAATGATATAACATTTTCATGTATTGAATTTGGTTTTTTTAAATAACAAAATTTAATTTTATCACCATTCCCAATTGGTGAATATTTTTTTGTAAGTTTTTTTTCCTTTATATGATAATTAAAAAGAAGAGCACCACGAGCATGAATGGGAGTTCCCTTTGCATAAATTGTTGAAGAAGAATAAAATTTTTGCACATCACTTACTGATCTGGGAAAAGAAATATCTCCCGGAGGAAGTTTTTTAAACTCAGATTTACACTTATCAATATAAGCAATCACTTCATCTTCTGTTCCACTCATCATCAGTTTAAGAGCATCCTTAATCATTTGACGGCAAGGTGCTGGTGTAGAAGATTTGACTGCCTCAATACCCATAATTTTAAGTTTAGGTTCTTCATATCGCACACCTTCACTATCCCAGACATTGAGAATGTATCTTTTTTTAGCAGTCCAAATCCCACGATCAGCAATATTCTCACGTTTCATTTGCATCTTTTGATCATAAGCATTTACA